GGGTTGTTCGTGGCTTGCAGATACTCGTTGATCCGCAGCATCTTCTGTTCTCTGGCAACGAGGGCGCTGGAGCCGCGAGCATAAACCTTCGCGTCACCCTTCATGGTCTGGTCCGGGTCGTAGATCATGTTGTAATCATAGGTGCGGCTTACAACACCCTCAACGGCGCTGTCGATGTGGCTGATAACCTTCTTGATCCCTCGGGCGGCATAAGTCATGAGCATCGAGAGGCCGGACGATGTATCGCCTGCTCCACCAATATTCGAGTCACCGTGGGACCACTTCGGTATCCCGGTTTGGTCATCGGCCTGCCGGGAGAAGTATTCAAACACCTCCATCAGTGGGCCGGTGATGATCGTGGGCTGATAGAACCGCACCGCCGGGGATTCAGACATCTGTTGATTGGTCGATTGGAACACCCGCCACGGCCATAGCACCGTGTTATCATCGCAGCGGTCCATGTTCATCTCGACCAACGGGCCGCTTGCGATACCGGCGTTGTTCACAACAGCGCGGGCCATGGCGTTACAAGCGTCTTGTGAGTCCGACATCAGTTCAGGAATACCCATCCCCCAGAACGATCCGGGCACTTTCTCGAATGAGGTTACGCTGTACGGCTTCCGGCCCAGCTTGTCGGGGTTGAGGATCGCCCTGATAACATGGACGCCCACTTGCCACACGTTAACTTCGTATTCGAGGTCTGGGTCGAGGCTCGCGTCATCCATTCCCCACTCGATCAGAAGCCGTCCTTGGACACTCCCCCAAAACTCAAGAGCTTCGATTTTACCGGTCTGGTAAATCGTGGTGGTTTCACCATGCTCCATGTAGTAGCGTTCTGTATCTATCGGTAAAAACTCGGTTATTTTTCCATTCTCGTAGTCGGAAAGGGCTTGGCGGATAGCGTCATCAGAGTATCCGGGGACGCCGAGCATCGCCACCAAGTCGCGGCGAGTTAACATGTGGCGCTCGATGAGGTAGCCGTCATCGACCCCGCTGGAGCCGGGCTGTGGGTATATGTCAAACGGGGATACCCGGTCATACTCCAACACCAACTCGTCAGCGGTGCCCATCGTCCACAAGCCTTGGCCCTGTATCCACTTCTGAACCTTCTTCCGGCGGACAACCGGGCCTTTCAGTATCCCGGCCTTGAGGGTCACGACATCGGAAACGAACTCTTGGAAGGAGTTATGCCAGCCACCCTCGGTGAGCTGATCGTCAATCTTCTCCGCCATCCTATCCATCCGGGCTTCGGCTTCTTCCTGAAGTTCCCGGCGGGCCTCGTCTTGTAGGCCGCGCATGTAGGTTTCGATCTCGGAACGCATCGCGTTAACATCAATCACGCCCTGCATCGCGTAGATTTGGTTCACGACTTCGCGGAACGTCTGCTCGGTCCTGTTCCTGATGTCAGTCTCGACATCCGGGGGAAGCTCAGAAACCGGGGTTGGCTGAATCGCCCATGGCCGTTCCTGTGCCGGACTCAGGGTATCGTGTATCCACGCTTCAGCGGATCGGCACTTTGTCATGGTCAGCATGACAAATATCTCGGAACCGCCCATCTCCCGGATCGCGGCCATCTTGTCAGCCTCGTAGATGCCATACCTCTGCCGGAGACTCTTCATCATCTCCCGCTCTACCGGTTGCTTGGCGTCCTTAGCCAGTTGCCAGCACCGGGACACATGCCCAGACAGCGAAGACACCAGCTCCCGGTGAGGTTCTGGAATCTGAACGCGGGACACTTCCTCTGCCGCGAGTGCGTCATTGTTCCTGACCTTGACCAGCCCGACATTTGAAACACCCGGTACAGATGTTGGTATGGCTTGCATCATGCGTTTGCCCTTGAAATAGAAAAAGCCCGGACTCCTAGTATCAAACTAGAAATCCGGGCTTCACTTGCCTCTTTCGAGGATGAACCTAACCGGTTCTTATTATGGTGCCGCCTCTTGGTACTGCCCCAAGTGGGCCGCATTGACAACAGATTTACAGTCTGTTCCCGCTCTTTACGGGTCTACGGCGGCATATCTGGGTGCGGGTGCCGGACTTGAACCGACGACTGTGAGCTTATGAAACTCCCACTCTACCAACTGAGTTAACCCGCAATCATTCACTTGAATCTCTCAAATCTCTCAATGTCACACACTGAGCCTTGGTTGATATTGAGAGTGATTCTACCTGTGAAGTCTGGACACATAATGCCCATTTCTCGCAATATGTCAAGTAAACG